CGGAAATCAACAACTACATCCAGAGAAAGATGACGGCGACCACGGTCAACGAACAGCAAAAGAGAGGTCCTAACCAGGAGATCATTACGGCCGAACTGGTTTACTACTGGATGACGGCCCTCAACATCAACTGGGAAGCACAGTATTGGCACCTGAACAAGTTGCTGATGCTGATCCGAGTGTGCAACATCAAGAACCAACCGCAGAAGAAGATGGGGCGAAAAGAAGCAGCACAAGCCGCTCGCGATCGAGGCGCTTTGAACGCGCAAAGGCAAGCTGCTCTCGGGACTAGAGGCTGAGAGGAGGGCAAGTGTCACGGCTAACATGGAAGGGAACTCACTACTACGAGGCCGGCCTTGATAGAGGAGTTCTTTACGCGCCGAGCCAGCCTGGCGTTGCCTGGGCAGGCCTGGTTTCGATTAGTGAAGCTCCTACTGGCGGAGATGCTCAGGCGGCCTACATCGATGGGATGAAATACGTTCAATTCTCGACGCTGGAAGAGTTCAAAGCAACCATCGTCGCCATCTCGGCCCCGGCAGAATTCGGCCCGTGTGATGGGAACGTAGCCATTCAGAACGGTCTGATCGCGACGGCTCAGCCCAGAAAGACGTTCGGTCTCTGCTATCGAACTCTCATTGGCGACACGTTGCGAAACGATCTGGCGTATCGTCTACACCTGGTCTACAACGCTCTGGCTGCTCCCTCGACGCGGAGTAACAACACGCTTCGTGACTCCGCTGATACCAACAACTACAGCTGGGATATTTCCACACAGGCGCCGCCGTTGACGAACTACAAGCCTACGGCGCACCTCATCGTTGATTCTCGGTACGCAAGCCCGTCGGATCTTTCGACGTTGGAGGACCTGCTCTACGGAACAGTTTCTACTTCTCCCTCGCTACCCACCCCGAACGAGGTGGCTGCGCTATTCGCTTAGGAGGTGTGATATTTCCAGATTGACTTGGGACCAAGAAGGCGACTACGAGATCGGTGTGGACCGAGGGGTATTCTACCCCCCGTCTGGTCCCGGGGAAGCCTGGAGTGGTCTCATCTCAGTCAAGGAAACGCCTTCTAGCCAAAATGACATTTTTTGGATTGATGGGACGAAATCAAATCGAAAAAATACCCGGGGGGAGTTTTCCGGTAATCTTTCCAGTTTTAGTTACCCCCCGTCGTTCCTCGACCATATCCTCATACCGAGGAGGACCAAGCCTTTCGGTCTCAGTTATCGTGTCTTGACGAAAGAGACCTACAAACTTCACATAGTGTACAACGTCATATTTGCACCTTCAACACGGGCTTATCAACAGGACGCGAACACTCTATATTCATGGGATTTCACAACGCTTCCTGTCGCAGTTCAGGGTGGTTGGTCGAGTACTAACAGCACTGCGCATTTGGTGATAAGCGCTGACGTCGCATATTCTTCAGCACTATCAGATCTAGAAGACGTTCTTTACGGGTCAGCAACAACAGACCCGAGGATTCCGTTACCAGCAGAAATCCTGTCGATATTTGAAGAGAACTCGATCCTTCAGATCATCGACAATGGAGACGGAACCTGGACGGCTATTGGTCCTTCTTCGGCAATCATCATGCTCGATTCGATCACGTTTCAGATCGATTGGCCGTCAGCAGTATTCATCGACGCGAACTCATATTCCATCCACTCGCTTTAGGAAGGAGGCCCTGTGGCTACCGTAACCGGCCTTACTGCTCCGTACATGCAAGGAATTGTCGACGATACGGTCATCGGCGGTCACGTTGATGGATCAGGTCACCTCATCCTCGAGCAACACGACGGGACGACAATCGACGCCGGATCCGCTTTGGTAGCGGTTCCTGCAGCGACAACATCGTTGAGTGGAATCGTCGAACTGGCCACCAACACCGAAGCTGTGGCTGGAACCGATGCGATTCGAGCAATCACTCCTGCAACAGCGAAAGCCATCATCGACGCTCTGATCCTGAACGGGTTGGCCGACGTCACTATCACTTCCGCCGCGACTAACGACACGTTGCAGTGGAACGGGACCCAATGGGTCAATCGGAACTTCTTGACTGTCCCTGGCGACGTAACGGCGGCCAAAGGGATATTCTCGAGCGACGTTTCGGGAGTAAAAGGAACATTCACTGGCGATGTCGCGGGTGTGAAAGGCACGTTCTCTGGTGACGTAGCTGGCGCTAAGGGAACGTTTTCGAGCGATGTGGCCGTACGAGGTCTGAGTATTGGGAACGGACCGATTCTTGCCGTGTCTGGTATAGCCCGGTCTGCTACATCAGGATCGACGGCCGCCAGCGGCGAATCTATCTTGTCGACGACGTGGAGTACGGGAACAAACTCCATGACTCTCAAGAACGGATATCTCGCACTCGTTCTCATCAGCTACCAACTCTCCGACAACATTAACTCATCTTATTCAATCACCATCCCTCGCCTTTACACTTCGGGCGGAACACCTATCGGAGGGTGGGTTCACTACAACGGTTTCAACGGTCACCTTGGTCTGAACTATAGCCAATGGTTCTACATCAAGCGAATTGCTGGAACCGACTTGACGACCGGCGTTGGGATGACAATCCAACGCTATATTTCGGGAATTGCTGGAACGTCAAACCTTGATAGCGCCACAGTAAGCATAATCGACATGGGTAAGGTAAGTGACCACCCAGGAGCCGCGGCCAACGCCGTAGCCATATAAAAAGGAGGAGTCGTGGGTCTGTACGTCACATCTAGCGGCTCCTTCAACAACACGGAGCAGTATCTCAGGAAATTGTCCCACTTGAACATTCTTGGAATCCTCAACAAGTACGGACACATTGGAGTATCTGCTCTGAGCGTTGCGACTCCGAAAGAAAGTGGTCGTGCCGCAGCCTCTTGGTACTATCAGTGTGGGCAAAGAGGCGCATCATATTTCATCGACTGGTACAATCTAGACGTTGAGGGCGGGTACAAAGTAGTGATCGGTTTGCAATACGGTCACGGAACAGGGACCGGCGGATACGTCCAAGGACACGACTTCATCAACCCGGCCATGAGGCCGATATTTGATGAAATAGCAAACGAGGTATGGAAGGCGGTGACCTCTGCATGAGCACTATCGACGAGCGCGTTGTTGGGATGAAATTCGACAACGCACAGTTTGAGCAAGGAGTAAAGCAAACCCTCGCTACACTGGACGCTCTTAACAAGAGCCTGAAGCTCGATGGTGCAACCAAGGGCTTGAATGATGTAAGCAGCGCCGCCCAGAACATGCAGCTCGGGCATATCGCTCAATCGGTTGACGACATCGGTAACCACTTCCGAGACATGTCACTCGTTGCGATCACCGCTATGGCCAACATCGTTACGAAAGCTTTCAACTCCGGTCTCGCCATCGCGAAGTCTTTGACAATTGATCCTGTGAAGTCGGGTCTGGAAGAGTATCAGACCAACATCAACGCGATCCAGACGATCTTGTCGAACACGCGGTGGCAACATACTGGTCTCAACGACGTCAACGCAGCGTTGGATCAGTTGAACACATATTCTGACCAGACGATCTACAACTTCTCCCAGATGGCTCGCAACATCGGTACCTTCACGGCAGCCGGTGTCAAGCTCGACGTTGCTGTCGGAGCCATCAAGGGTATCGCCAACCTGGCTGCAGTTTCTGGCTCAAACGCCGATCAGGCGTCAATGGCCATGTACCAGCTCTCCCAGGCTCTCGCAACTGGTACCGTGAAGTTGATCGACTGGAACTCGGTCGTTAACGCGGGTATGGGCGGTAAGGTCTTCCAGGACGCTCTGATGGCAACGGCACGTGCACACCACGTCGCCATCGACTCAATGGTTAAGGACGCGGGAAGCTTCCGAGCCACGTTGGAAAACGGCTGGCTCTCTTCCCAAATTCTGACTGAGACTCTTCAGCAGTTCACCGGAGACCTGTCCAAGCAGCAAATCATATCCATGGGCTATACAGCGGCCCAAGCGGATGCAATCTTCGCAATGGGTCAGGACGCCCAAAGCGCTGCCACAAAAGTCAAGACGATCTCACAGCTTCTGTCCACCCTCCAGGAATCTGCTGGTTCTGGATGGACAAAGACATGGCAATTGATATTTGGTGACTTCGAGGAGGCACGAACCTTCTTCACCCAGGTGAATGATACCCTGGGCGCTTTCATCCAGACGTCTGCGGACGCGAGGAACCAGGTTCTAAGCGACTGGAAAGAGCTTGGTGGGAGAACGGTTCTCATCCAGGCTATATCCTACGCGTTCCACGATCTACTCGAGGTCATCCACCCAATCCAGTTGGCGTTCCGAGACATATTTCCGAAAAAGACTGGTCAAGATCTTTACAACATGACCGTCGCTATTCGGAACTTCTTCGAGTTCATTCGTCTCGGCGAAGACACGATGACAAACCTCCGGAGGACTTTTGCCGGGGTGTTTGCGCTTCTGGGTATCGGGTATGACATCATCAAGCAGGTAACCAAACTCTTCTTCGATTTGTTTACGTCATTCTATGGCGGAAACGGAAGTATCCTGAAGATCACGGCAAACATTGGTGATTTTCTGGTAGCGCTTCGTCAAGCACTGAAAGACGGCCAGGGGCTAGAGCTGTTCTTCGGTCGTCTGTTCACTGTTCTGCACGCCGTCGGCGAAGTAATGGTGAACGTCTCCAAATCAGTCAGCGGTCTGTTTGATGGGACCAATTTCTCTGGCGCCGGCAAGGGCGTAGGCGACTTTGTTAGCCACATGATTTCTCTGAATAGTCTGGCTGACAAGACGACTTACGTCTGGACCCACATCGTCGACATATTTAAAACAGTTTCGGCGATATTCCTGCCGTTGGCCAGCAAGATGGCTGATAAGTTCAAGGAACTAAGCGACGGTGTCGGTGGGCTGCATTTCGAAGACCTTACTAAGGCTTTGAACACGGCAGGCTTCCTGACCATCGTCGAACTCATTCGTAAGTCAGTTGGTAGAAGTGGAATCTCCGGAGCGATCAGCGAGCTGACCAGCACCCTCAGCGCGATGCAGAAAACACTGCAGGCGGCGACGTTGTTGGAAATCGCTATCGCAATCGGTATCTTGACTGTGTCGATGAACGTTCTCGCCAAGATCGATCCGGGGGCGGTAGCCAAGGCGCTGGCTGGAATTGGCGTCATGATGACAGAGCTCATCGGGGCTTTGTTCGCTATTTCCAGTTTGCCGGGCGGTGGAATCGTCAAGGTATATTCTGCCGCTGCTTCAATGATTCTGCTTGCTGCTGCGTTGGACCTTCTTGTTGTCGGTGTCAAAGCTCTTGCAGCCATCGACGCAGAAAGTCTACACAAGGGACTCATATCCGTAATGATCCTTTTGGGATCGGTAGTCGCCGCAGCCAGGTTGATGCCTGACGATAAGGCGATGGTCGGTTCGAGTGCTGGTCTTATTCTCATGGCTGCCGCACTGAGGATCCTTGCGGATTCGGTAGTTGTTCTCTCTGGTCTTGACGCGGGATCTCTCGCTAAGGGACTGGGCGGGGTGGCTGCTCTTCTTGCTTCACTTGCTCTGTACACCAAGCTCGCTTCGATAGACGCTACGGGAGTTCTTTCCGGGGCCGGGATTGTTCTTCTGGCGCTAGGGATCAAGATCCTCGTAGATGCACTAACGGTTGCCGCCAAAATGTCGTGGGACGAAATCGGTAAGGGTTTGACGGTACTTGCCGGCGCCCTGACCGCGATTGGTATCGCACTTTCGCTCATTCCACCCACGGCTCCGTTGGCTGCGGCCGGAGTTCTTATTCTGGCAGTGTCACTCAGTTACATCACCGACGCACTTCAGAAGATGGCTGGTTTCGATTGGGGTCAGATCGGCAAGGGTCTTACCACCATGGCAGGTGCCCTGACGATCATTGCTCTTGCGTTGCTTCTCGTTCCTCCCACAGCACCACTTTCTGCCGCAGGGATTCTCATCGTTGCGCTGGCCCTCGGACAAATCGGGGACGCCATCAAGCAGATGGGAGGGATGAGCTGGACCGAAATCGGAAAGGGCCTTGTTGTCCTCGCCGGAGGTCTTGCGATCATTGCAGGGGCTCTATATTTGATGGAAGGGTCGCTACCGGGAGCCATAGCACTGAACCTGGTAGTCTTCGCTCTGAAGCCTCTGGTCGAAGTAATCAAAGCCATGGCTGCGTTGTCTTGGGGAGACGTAGCCAATGGTCTGGGAATCCTCGCGATCGCCCTTGCTGTTCTGGGTATCGCGGCGGCAGTTCTGGAACCCGTTCTACCCGCAATGCTTCTGCTGGGTGCAGCTTTGACATTGATCGGTCTTGGCCTAGCTCTCGCAGGGGCCGGCATATTCTTGTTCGCTGCCGGACTCACAGCGCTAAGTCTTGGTGGTGCTGCTGCGGTATCAGCGCTAGTGGCTACCATCACTGCGATCGTCGGATTGATTCCAATGATCGTAAAGCAGGTCGGCGTTGCTCTTCTGGCGTTGATCGAC